TCACGCCCTCGTGGCGTCGAGCCTATCGGCAACGGCGAGCGTCGGAGCCGGGTCAGCTGAACAGCAGCACGCCTTGCTCAGTGTGCCTGTCGAAGCGACGACCACAATGGCAGCGGCTGGCTTCGGCCAAGCGCATGCCGTGGAGATCTCGGCTGCGGAGTCGACAGCGGCGGTCGGGCTGGCGTCGATGTCGCAAGAAGCGGACCTGGACGGGAACGCGATTGAGGCTTTGGCCTTTGTCGAGGCTGCGGCTCTCGGGCAACTGTATGCCTTGGCATCGCAGGACGCCGAAGCCGCTGCGGAAGCGGGCACAGCGACTCTTGAGACGTTCAGCGAGCTCGGGGCAGCGGCAGCATCTGCAAGCGCCACCGTTTCGTCCGGGGGCTTTGCGCAAACGCATGACCTTGCCTCGGGCCCGATCGAGGTTCCATCGGCCACAGGCCAAGGGGCTGCGGTTCATGTCCACGCTGTGGTTGGCGCTGCAGCAGCATCCGGGTCCGACATCGGTGCGGCCGGCGTTGGTCAAAGCCACGGCCTGTCAGCGGCAGCGATCTCGTCTCAAACAGAGGTTGGCCTTGCCGGTGCCGACCCGGGCGAAACGGTCGAACTGGTTGCCAACGGGATCTCGTCGTCGGCTTCGGTTCAGTCGGCCACAGTTGGCCAAGGCCATCAGTTGGCTGGCAGTGGTCCGACCAGTACGTCCGACGTCGATGGCGCAGCACTCGGTCAGGCGCATGCCTTGTCTGGGAATGCGGCAGAGGCCCTGTCGTCGATCGACGTGGCAGATATTGGCGCCCCAACTGCAATCGTTGGCGCACCGACAGGCACGAGTTCTGAGGTCGGATCGGCTGCGGTCGGACAGCGCCACGGTTTCGGCGGGCTGTTCCTCGTTTCGACGTGCGAAACAGCCGGCGCGGTGCTGGGGCAATCGCATGGTCTGAGCAGTGGGGCAGCGACAAGCTTCACCGAACTGTCAGCGTCCTCAGTGGGAGGTCCAGATGCGGCGTTCGCAAGGCGCATTCTCCCTGGGCGCGCCGCTCTGCAGACGCGGGGCAACCTGCCCGGTCGCAGCAGCCCGGGCCCGCGTGGCACTTTGACAAAGAGGCGTATTGGATGAGCTACGATTACAGCCGCCTAGAGGCTGTTGCGGTACGCCTGATTGCGCGGTTCGGTACAGCCGGAACCTTGATACAGCGTGGGGCCCCCTCGGGCCCTGCAAATCGCCCAACGTATGGGCCTGATGTCGAGACCGCGATCATTGCGGTTTCGGTTTCTTCGATGGCAAAGGACGAGCCTGCCGAAACGCAGACCGAAGAGGAACTTCTGGTCAGCGTAAGCGGGCTGTTGGCGTCGGGAATTTCGGCAGGTGACAAGGTCGTTTGGCAGGGGAAGACGATGGCGGTAATGTCGGTCGAGCCGCTGCGCCCGGCCGCAACGGCGCTCTATTGGAAAGTGACGGTGAAGCATGGCTGACATTCGCGCGGTGATCCGCAACCTGCAGCCAGAGTTGCAAGCCGCCTTTCTGGACGCGGTGAACGACATTAGATCCACGGCGCAGTTGTCGGTGATCACTCGGGCGCTTGAAGAGGGCCGCGTCGAGGACGCCCTGACGGCCATGCGGCTGTCGGAGCAGTTCTTCGCACCGTTGGATGACGCGCTGCGTGCGGCGTACTTGGAAGGCGGGAGGGATGCCCTTGTGGGCCTCCCGGCGATAGCCGACCCTTTTCAGCTGGCGACCTGGTGGTCCGCTTTGACGCACGAAATCCGCGGGCCGAGCAATGGCTGCGGAACCGATCAGGAACCCTGATCAGAGAGATTGTTGAAGACCAACGGGTCGCGGTTCGGGAAGCGCTCCGCGCCGGCATGGAGTCCGGTCGTTCCCCTCGGACGACTGCCTTGGACATTGTCGGGCGCGTCAATAGAGCCACCGGACGACGCGAAGGCGGGATCCTCGGATTGACAGCTGGACAGGCACAGAGCGTTGCGGCTGCACGCTCTGAACTGCTTTCCGGGGATCCCGCCAGCCTTCGGGCCTATCTCAAGCGTGGGAGGCGCGACAGGCGCTACGACGCGGCCGTCAGGAAGGCGATCAGGGAAGGCCGAGCAGTAGGTCGCCGTGACGCTGCCAAGATCACGCAGCGCTACGCTGACCGGCTCTTGCAGTTGCGGGGCGAGATGATCGCGCGGACAGAAACGCTGCAAGCGGTTCATGCTGGTGCGCACGAGGCAATGCAGCAGCTGATCGACACGGGTGGGGTCACGGCGAGCCAGGTCAGAAAGATATGGCAGGCCACGCCAGACACGCGGACGCGGGATCCACACCGGCAGATGCATGGCGAAAGTGTGCCGTTCAATCAGCCGTTCACGAGCCCAACAGGGGCGCGGCTGCGGTTTCCGGGCGATACGTCGCTCGGTGCTGGCGGCGCAGACGTCATAAACTGCCGCTGTTGGCTTAACGTTCGGGTTGATTACCTTCCGAACGCTTGAGATTTTACGAGTAGCCGGGGATTGGGTTGCCCACCGGCCGCGAAATCAGGGGACCCAATTACTGCAGGTTGGAGAAGCGGCTATCTCGCTTGGTTCATACCCAAGAGATCGGGGGTTCAAGTCCCTCACCTGCAACCACACTCCACAGTAGCTCAGCGGCAGAGCGCGGCGCTCATAACGCCTTGGTCCTTGGTTCGATCCCAAGCTGTGGAACCATTGCCCTACGGGGCCAACAACGGAGAAGACTGAAATGTCCCAAGAAAACCGCACGGTTCAAGCCAAGTTCTTTGTCACTGAGATCACGCATCACCACTACCAGCGGGATGCCACGACGGTGAAGATGATGCCGGTCTATGACGACGGCCCAGAGAACAAGACATGGTCGCAGCACACTCCGGCTGGTGAGCTCTCAATGCTCATCACCAACCCCGAAGCGGTGGCACAATTCGACCTCGGTGCGGAGTACGTGCTGACGTTCGAGAAGGTTGTCGAATAGTCGGGGCTTCGAAACATCGCAAAGGTAGCTCAGCTGGCAGAGCGCCTGCCTTGTAAGCAGGATGTCGCGGGTTCGATCCCCGCCCTTTGCTCCAAGTGTCGGCGCCGCAGGAGAAATCATGGAACATGAAATCCAGTTCTTAAAACAAGGGCGGATCATTCAGCCATCGGACACGATCTGTCCCTACATCGAACACTTCATCATTGATGATGCCGATCACCTGAGCATGGATGATGTGACCGAGGTTCGTCTTGGTAATCACGGCGGGATCTCTCGTTACGTTCGGGATCCATCGGGTAACCACGTCATAGTCGGAAGTGAGCCTGCGATTGAAACGATTAAAGGCTTCGTACAGGTCAAACTGAAAGACCGCCTTGACGCTCTTCCAGTTTATGCGCCGCGACCCGCTTTGACTTTTGTTTAATGGCAGGCACCTTCACGGCGCAGCTGCGCGGCCACGTCGAGAAGTACAAGGATCGGCTCGACAAGATCGTAAAGCAGAGCGCCCAAGACGTCATCGACCGGGCCCAGACACCGCAACCAAGCGTAACGCAGACAGGTGGTGCCTTCGAAACTGGCAAGATCCCGGTGGATACTGGGTTCTTGCGCAACTCGCTGGTCTCAGCCGTCAACGGCGCGCAGATCGCGGGTGGCGCGGACTCCTATGTGCTGGCCATTGCTGGGTCCGAGGCGGGTGACGTTTTGGCCTTCGGCTGGACCGCTGCCTATGCGCCCATGATCGAGTACGGCACCAGCACCATCGCCCCGCGGGCGTTCGTGCGGGAGGCCGTCATGCAGTGGCAAGCGATCGTCGACGCCAACGTGCAACGAGCAAGCAGGACATGACCCAAACCATCGTCGACGCCGCACTTGAGGCGCATCTGCTGACGTTCGGCAGCCTGCCCAAGGTGCACTGGCCCAACCAAGACTTCGACCCGCCGGCCGATGGGGCGACCTATCTCAAGGTCGATCACATCAGGACGCAGCCGCAGCGCCTCACCCATGGCAACGGCGAGCGCCTGCGCGGGATCATGCAGGTGGCCGTGGACGTCGAGAAGGGCGCGGCTGTGACAAACGCCGAGGCCTTGGTGGAGCAGCTGGTGGCGCACTTCCCTGCGGACCTCACGCTCTCGGCCGGGTCTGAGGTGGTTCGTATCCGTCAGACGCCAGCGGTCGCCACAGGCCTACCAGACGGGCAGCGTTGGCGGATCCCGATCAGCATTTTTCACGAAACCCTGAAAGGAAGCCCATGACCGAAACGTCCGAAACGGCCAAGATTGTCGCTGAAATCATCCCGATGAAGTCGGGGAACATCACCGCGCCGACTGCAAAGTTCAAAGGCGGAAAGCCCGCCATCGGCAAGCCTTTTCGCTTCGTCGCAGAAGGCAACGGCGTGACCTATGAGGGCACCGTCAAGGCTGCCGAAGAGGTGGAAGGTTTCACCATTGTTGAATTCGAAAACGGGCTGAAACCCGTCACTGAGTGACCCGCACCTGCGCGTCAGCAGGTCAACCAAACCATGCCAAGAGGACTGACACATGGCTTTTGAAACAGCGGCTGGCGCGACGCTTGCGGTCAGCGCGGTACTGCCTGCGACCTATGACGCGGCAGGATACGGAGCGCTATCGTTTACGAATGTAGGCGAGATCGAGAACTTGGGCGCCTTCGGCCGGAACTACAATCTGGTGACCTTCCTTCCCCTTGGGGAGCGTGGCGCCTCCAAGCAAAAGGGCAGCTTCAACAACGGACAGTTTCAGCCTCAGCTGGCTTTGGATCCTGATGACGCGGGCCAAACCATTTTGGAAACAGCACTCGACAGCGACAACCCGGTCGCACTGCAAGTGACGCTGTCATCCGGCCGGATCTTCTATTTCTCGGTGCTGGTGATGCAGTGGCAGTCAAACATCGGGACTGTGGACGAAATCGTGATGGTGGACTCGAGCTTCGAAGTCACCCGCGAGGACGTGGTGCGGGTCGACCCGTAGGGCAGGCCTCACAGGGGCGGCCGGACCTTGGTCACGCTTCGGCCGCCCCAACCTGACCAAGCGTGACCACCTAAGAGAGTGACCCACATGGATTTTCACACGATTGGAACGACAATTGCGTCTAGCGAAGGCGTCGACATGCACGTCAAGGGCCCCACGGGCCGACTGCTTTACGCGATACCAGACGGCGACGGCGACGGCTGGAAACTGACGGAGAGCAAGGACGCAGAGGGGGCGCAGCCAAGCACTCTGCGGGTTGTGAGCACCGACAGCGACGTGTTTCGCGAGCGCAAGGACAAGGATCTCCCGGCTTTCCGCGATCTCAACAAGCGAACGCTGCAAGAGATTGAGGACCGAGGAATTCGGGCGGTCGCCGCTGGCATCATCGGGATGAAAGGCATCGTCTTTAAAGGCCAGCTGATGGAGTACAGCGACGAGAACGTCTTGGAGTTCTTTCGCGTGTATCGGCCGGCGTTTGAACAGGCTGACCGGTTCATTTCGGATCGTGCCAATTTTTTCGTTCCAGCCTAGAGGATCTGGTCCTCTGGGCGGAACAGCATGCCTGGTTGATCACCTGCGAAGACGGTGACGCCAAGCGGAGCCGGGCCCAACGGCTCGCGAGAGCAGGCACGGACATCGAGTATCCCGACGCGGACCCTCATGTCTCGCAGCATTTCTTAAACGCTGGGCCCGATGCAGCGATGGGTCCGATGGGATGGCCCGATGTGGATGCCTACAAGCGCCTGGCCGCGCCGAACCTGACAGGGTGGCAAGCCGAATGCTTGGTGCGGATGTCGCGGGCCTTCTCGGCCGCAGCCAGGCGATATGATGGAAATCTTGAGCCAGCGCCATTCGGTTACGAAGGCATGTTCGAGCGCGCGATGGAACGACGGGTTGCGGCTGGTCTGGAAGGGTGAAGATGATTGATCGACGGGAAAAGATCGCCAGCGACATCGACGCAGTGCTGGCCATGGGCGCCTCACAGGTGTCGGTCACACTGACAGCGCAAGCCGCTAAATCACTGGTTCGGGACCTGCGCTGGTGCAGTCGGAGCGTCGCCGATGATGATTACGACGTGGCCAAGGTCGTCGGGAACCCTTCTCGGTGATCAGGGTTTACTACCGCAAGGCATTTCCAATGTATCCCTACTTCGCCTTGTGCCTTGGATGCTGGGGTGTCGGGAAACCTGCCCGTCGAGAAAAGCAGGCACGCAAAGCCGCGGTCTGCACCTGCAAAGAGACGTAACCAATGGACTTCGCAACGCTTGGCATTCAGGTCGACTCCCGGCCTGCGCTGCAGGGTTCCCAGAACCTCGATCGACTGACGGCATCCGGGGCCAAGGCAGACGCACAGACGCGGCGCCTGACGGCCACGGCTGACCGGCTCGGTGCAGAGTTGCAGGACGTCGCCGTCTCAGGTGCACGTGCGCAAGCCTCGGTCGCTGGCGTGGCAGCCAGTGCGGGCACAGCAGGC